GGCCCAAAACTCGAAGCCATGTCTTCAGCATGGACAGCATACAAAAACGCGGCGATTAACTTTATCTCCACTTCGTATGGTGCTGTCTCCAGCTTTTCTCGATTCCACAGCGCAGCGACACCATGCCAACAGACTTGCTTCTTATTCCTCGTAGGAACCAAAGCTGCATCCAGCGGCACAGTGCAAAGTAAATCTGCCGTAGCTAAATCAAGAATCTCTTGTTTGTTCTGCTTGGGCGGGAAGTCAAGTACGTCACCCATCTGCACCTCCAAATAATCCATCAGTAGTTTCTTCTGCTGACTCCTTGGGCTTTTCTGCCGTGAGCCTGTAATATACATTACCATTGGCTGACGTATTTTTCCATGCGGCAAGCTGATACGTCACGCCCTCTATTGTAAGTTCGCCTTTTATATCGGGACGCTTTTCGTTGTCGCCCTTGTCGTTCTTAAATAGAACGCCTTTCATTTCGTTATCCATCCTCTGAAATCCTTTCCTTCGACGGCAGCCCACTGTGAGCCAACTTCTTCAGTGTTAAAAAAGTACCTCGATTGCAATCGTTGGGAGACAATATGCCTTCAAGTAAATTCTGGTTTAATTGTTCCCGCGCTAGATTTACGACAATCGACAATCCTTCGTACTCGTTGTCAGACATTCGGATCGTGACTCCCGAACCTTGTTGCTTGTTATTGTTGAATTGCATGTGGCTCTCCTTCATAAACTGCCATGCAAACGCCAAACTTTCCGTCTCGAGCATGAATCGGGTTCATGTTAAATGCGTTCATGTATGTCATACACTCGAACGCTTTCATGTTTGGTATTGCTTCGGACACGGAATAATTATTGGGCGAGTGCAAAAACAAAATTATAAAAACATATTTCATTCAATCAACTCCTCGTGAACATCGGCGTAAGGACACTCTGACATGTCCTCCACCTCGTCCCAATCAATGTCGTCTTGCGCCTGTTGCCGTGCAAGTTCTCTAGCTTGGACTGCACTTCGGGCCCGAATCTCGAGTTCGATAACTTTCCAGAACGCTTTCTCTACTGTGAATTTATACGTCTTCATGGTGCATACGGACTGAACGAATCGTCGTACCACTTGCCGTTGACAAGAAGCCACCTCACACCAAGACGTTTGCAATAGTAACTTGCGTCTGCTGGCGTAAAATTTTTGATCCCGGGCTTGAGCCTTGCGACTGCAACCGAGTCGTCTTCGCGCTGTCCGGCAGCCAGGGGATAGTGTTTGTCAAGCACAGCTTTGACTGTCGCTGGGGTTGCTTTATATTTTGCCATGTTTTTCAATCTCCAATATTGCATCTTCTGCTTTGTTCAATAAATCTACAACGGGGTTCAGCACAGCTTCGCAATCCTCTTGCATCAGCAAATGCACCTCGTTTTGAACATCATTCAGTTTGTCCAAAACACTTACGAACCAATCTTCATCCATTTTAGTAGTCACCTTCACTATCCCATACCTTCTCAATATCGTGTTTGCCAATTTCCCAGACGTTGTCATCAACTGTCATGGTCGTGTCCCATGCTTCTATGACGTGTGTGTCGTGGGGGTCTGCTTCATAAACTGGTTTCAACACATGTTCTTCCCATGCGTTGCCATCGAACAGTTCATCCAGATTTGCATCTTCATCGACTTCAATCAAATAACTGCTGATCAGCGTGGTTTGTTCAATAACTCGTAATCGTTTCTTTGCCATTACTCTTCCTCGTCTTCTCTTACACAGAACCGCACATAACGTACGCCTTCAAAAACCTCTGTCACTTCCCAACCAACGACGTTGTCTGGGTATGTGTCCAGCCACTTATAAAAATCTTTCAAAGTAATATCTTTCATGACGCTTCCTTCAACTCTAATTCCATGGCCTCGACCCAAGCTTCAAAAGCCTTGTCCGCAATCGCTTCAGCCGGAGAGACTGTTGCTTCAGCCTGGACTCCCGAAACGTGAACCTCGGTGCTTTCCTTATCCATGAGTCGCCACCTCATAATCTTTCAAAGAACCTTTGTCCTCTGATTCCATAAACTCTTCGCCAAACATAAAAACCATGAACTGTTTTTTATGTGTTGGGTTCAAAGTATTTGCGGAACCATTGTCAGCAATTTTTTTCATCTCAGCTTCTGTTAATGGTTTCATCTTATCCACGAGTCAAACTCTCCACTTGTTCAATGCAATTATCTATGCAATCCATAATCGTCGTTTCCGTGCCGTCATTATCTTTCGGCAATGTTCCAAAACCTCTCAATCTCGCCGCAGTGCGGAGGTCATAAAGGTCACACAACACATCTGATATGGTGTCTCTTCTTTTCATAATGCTTCTTCCTCTCTTTGATAATGCCCATATATCATGGGATAGCATCAGAATAACTTATCGATTGGAAATGTCAAACGAAATCTGTTACGCCGATACAGTTACAATAGGTTATTTCTGTGAGATTTTTGTTGCCACAAATTCTGTGAAATAGGTGTAACACTGTAACAGTGTAACAGCGTGGTCTATAGCTTTGTTCTGTATAGGGTTTTTCTGTTACACTTGGTGTATGCAAAGTGTAACAGGTGTAACAGGATACTTGTATAGATGGCGCGAAATCTGTGACTTTGTTATATGTTATAATAAACTCAGGGGAATCACTATATAGGAGCTTGTAATGGAACCCGAAGAGAAATCGTCCTTCCTGACGAACCGCCAAAAAGAATTTGCCAAGCTGATTGTTGATGGTGTTTACAGTAACGCCGAGTGCGCGAGACGGGCTGGATACAGTCAAAAGGTTGCGGTCAAATATGCCCACAAACTTCTGAACGGCAAAGACTTCCCGCTTGTCCCGGAACACATTGCCGAGCTTCGTCAAGAGCGAGAGCGCAAATATGGCGTGACGTTGATTGGACAACTCAAACGACTGTCCGACCTGTCGCATAACGCCGAAGCCGAAGGGCAGTTCTCCGCCGCAATCAACGCCGAAAAAATTCGTGCCAGCTTGGGTGGACTGACTGTCGATCGACGCGAGAACCAACACGTCCATTCGTATGACCAACTCACGAGAGAAGAAATCATTGCTCAACTTGGCAAACTCCGTGACGAACACCCCGCCGCTTTCATCGAAGCAGAGTATGAGGAGATACTTGATGCCAACACCGGAACGGAATCTGTGGCTCAGATTGAAAGCCGCAGTACCCAAGGGGACGCACCTCACAAGGATTGAGAATCGCGCTGGTAGTGGTGTCCCTGACAGTTTAATGGCACATTCAGGGCGAGTTCTATTTTGCGAGTTAAAGTGTACAAAAGGTGACACTGTATCCATACGCCCATCACAGATTGCTTGGAATATGCAGTATTCTAGGGCGGGTGGTGTCTCCTTCTTCTTAGTTTCAACGGCCTCGAAGCCTGACCTATTTTTATTTGCGGGAGGAGATGCGGTCAATCTTAACGAAAAAGGGCTAAAGTTTCCAGCACTTTGGCGCGGCACTGACCTTGCGTCTTGCGCCTTGTTCATGTTTGACCAGGCAGCCCGGGCCTCCGGTGGCCCTGCGCCTTGCGACTGACCTGCGCCTTGCGCCTCGATCCCGAAGCCAGGAGCTTCCCGGGCCCCTGGTCCTCCGGACAGCAGCCTTGCGCCTTGCGCCTTGCGACTGATCCCCAGCAGCCAGGCCCGGGCCCCTGGGCCCAGCAGCCGTCTGGCCGCCGGGCTTTGTTCAGGATTCACTGTTTTGAAGTAAGGTTAGAGCTTCAGAAGTAATCATATCTGACAGTGCGTAGAACGCGATTCTCGAAGCAAGGTCGTTGTATCTAACGAAACTGCCCCCAGCTTCTATTTCACCTTCGAAATAGTCAATTGTCCTAGCATCCAGCCACTCTAAGAACTGGTGCGCTTTGTAATAATAGATGACGTGTTCGCTGCCGTCGGCGTATTCATGAGCCAGGTCGTACACCCGGGACTCATCGTCATCAGGTCCGATATCGCGGAAGACAATCTCCTCCGCGATATCTTTTGCATACTGCTGATAATTAACGTCAGCCATTTGCGGTTTTATTTATAGTGATATTAGAAACAGCGAAATCCAAGTCTTCTAACCAAACTCGAAGTTCGGTTCTTATATTCTCAACATCGAACCAACTTTCGTCATGTTCGCGCATATCGTTGTCGCGTTCTAACGTGAGAGATACCGAAAATTCAGACTTCGGGTTCCATTCCTCGGGCCAAGATTCATAGCTCCGGATGGGATGGTCGTCGTTTATGTGTGTTTCACTAATCGTAAACGGCACGTCGTTCTTCTTTAGATGGTTGATGAAAACCATAGCGTCGCAATCTTCTTCAAGATATGCCATGCCTTCGTCTTGGTTAACATAACTGTAGCCGCTGATTGATAGCTTGGCTTTCCGTATCTCATCGATAGGGGCCGCCAGCCACCCGTGCCCAGGGTCAGCGTGAAAAGAAAGTATTCTAATAGAATCAGTCATTGTTTAATCTCCTCTTTTAATGACCCTGATATTATCCCACATAACATGGGATACGTCAACCCTGCGTCTTGGTCCGCCTTGCGCCTTGCGCCTGGTCCGGACAGCCCGGGCCTTGCGCCTGGTCCGGACAGCCCGGTGGGATCCCCGGGCCCTGCGCCTCGGGCAGCCTTGCGCCTTGCGTCTGATCCGGACAGCCTGGTGGGATCCCCGGGCCTGGCTGCGGGCACAAAAAAACGGGGCGAGCCGAAGCCCGCCCCGTTCCGCTTCACCCTAGAGGGATTGCAAAAATTCATTAAACTCATCCTCACTGAAACCTCGTACTTCAAATCGCGGTTCCACTTTCGGCTGCTTGTTGGGGAAGGACACAGAAGACTTCACCTTTTCGATGGTGATTGTGGGCGGGACCGATTCACCTGTTTCGTAATCAATGCCCAGTATCAAACCGCGCCCCTGTAATGGTTGGTGGTATCCCTCCCATTTAAAGTAAGCTTGGGTGTCCCTGTACAAGCCCTCGTCATCTAGATAGATGGTGTTCGCGTCATCGATATCGACTGTGCAGAACATCGGGCGGGGTGCTTCCGGCGTTGCGATATACTCCGTAATCTGTGTATAGCTTCCGCCGTATTCGTAGTTGACCTCTTCAATAACCTTATTGAATGGGTCTATCAAGATTGCTTTATCCATTTTAAATCTCCTCTGTTAAAGCATCTTCAGTAGACACTATTCCAATGGATATGTCAAACACTTTCTTGCGCCTTGCGTCTGGCCCCGCCCTGCGTCTTGCGTCTGATCCAGGAACGCGGCCCGGCGGACCGGTTGCCCCGGGCCGAGTGTCAACCAAAAAAATGGGCGAGCTGATCAGGCTCGCCCATCTCCCCGGGAAAGAGTGAAGGAAAACAATCAAAAACCTTCACTCAAATC